TTTTAATGAGGCACCAAAAATAAACTCAAAATGTTCTGTTATATTTTACAGAGGTTCTTCTTTAGATGTTGAAACAATTATTCCACCAAAAACAATTAAAGAAGGGGACATTGTTCAAATTGGAGAAAATATTTACGATAATTTAGATAGAGAACAGTTTGAAAGAGTAGTTAAAAAAATTGTTGCAACAGATCAACTTGATACTTATAATTATGATAGTATTGGAATCAATATAAATCCGAATAAATTTAGACCATTAAAATGGACAAAACAAACAGAAGACAGAATTATTCTTGGTTCTTTAGTTTCTAAAGCAAGACCGAGTTTAATATCAACGATTAGACCTACAACTAGAATTATTAAAAACTTAAATACTACGGATACATCAATATATGTAAGTAATGTATATCCTATATTTACTGATATTGATTTAATAGAAGAAGCAGACAGAAATGTATTAATAATTGAAAATAAAGAAATAGAAGTAGGAATTGCAACAGCAGTTGTATCAATTGCAAATACAATATCTTCTATTGCAATTTCTACTGGAGGTATTGGATATGCATCAACAATTTCTCCAAAAGTTTCAATATCTACAATATCAGTTAAAAGTAAAGATCCAATATTAAATTGGTCTCTTACGAGTGGATTATCGACAAATTCCTCATTATTATCATTTACTATTGGAAATCCTATAGTGTCTATTGGGCAAAGTGGAATAGTAGCAATTACAACAAATGGAATATCTTTCAATACAATAACAAATATTGGGTATGGTGGAACAATTTCCTTCAATTCTGTTGGGTTGGGTTCTACAAATTATTATATTGCTGTTGGGGAACAAGGAAAAATTGTAAGATCTATTGGATTTGGTACAACAATATCCTCTTGGACCGAATACAATAAATACGAAGAAACTTCTCAATTAAATAATATAACTAGATCGTTAAGTAATTATATTTCACCATTGTTTGACATTAAATATTCATCATCTATAGATAAATGGATTTGTGTTGGTTCTAGTGGTGCAATTTTTTCTGCAGTTGGAGTTGGTAGTACTGAATTTGTCAAAATTTCATCAAATACATCTAGTGATTTAAAATCAATTTCCATAGGAAATAATATCGTTGCAGTTGGAAATAATGGAACAGTTATTACAAGTGATGTAGGAACAGTTTGGAGTTCTAATAATATTACAGGAGAAAATTTAAATAAAGTTATTTGGACTGGATCTCAATTTATAACTGTTGGTAATAATTCCGAAATTAGAACTTCTACCAATGGAACTAGTTGGGTAAAGATTACTCCCAATATTTCTGGTAATTTTACAAATATACATTACAATTCATATTACAACTTATATACATTATTAAATTCAAATGGAATATTATATTATTCATTCAATCTTCAAAATTGGAATCAAAGATCTACAAATCAATCAAATATATTAAAAGATATTAATTATTCAATTGTTGAAGATAGATACATTTCTGTTGGACTTGGTGCCACTTCAATTTATTCTGTTCCTGCTTATAATTTTGCATCAGCAATTTCAAATACAACATCTGGAATTGTAACTTCTATCATAATTACAAATCCTGGTTTTGGATACGATCAAGCAAATCCACCAAAAGTATTAGTTGAATCAGAAAAAACAAAAACAGAAGAAATTGAATCAATCAAGGCAAAGGGTGATTTTGGTGTTATAGTGGGTGTTGATACATCTTTATCTGTAATTATCGGAATTAATACTATACCACGAATAAAATTTAAATTAAAAACAGAATCTTATGATAATACTCAATTAGGAATAGGATATTCTGCCCTTAATAGTTATGGTATACAATCAAGTGGAATTTCGGTAGGAGATTATTTTGTGATATATAATAGCAATATTCAGTGTGGACATTCCTTAACTTGTATAACTACTGATAATGTTGTTGTTGGTACTGCAACTTCATTTATTGATGGTGTTTATTATGCAGAGACAGTAGAAAAACCAATTAATTCCTCTGTGGTAGGAATTGTAACTGTCACTTGTAGATTTCTTCCTAATCCAACAAATAATTCTAGAATTGATTTTACGATAAATCCTGGATTAACAACAAATGGTTATTTTGGAAATTATAGTTGGGGTAAGATATATGATTATCAAAATAGATCACTTGGTTTTCCAAAAGAATTTATATTAAACACTAATAATGGTTTAATTGGACTTTCGACTGCTCCGGAAGTTACAAGAACAAGAGGTTTATTTAAAAGTAAATAAATAAACATAAATATCAAATAAAATGCCTGCTATTATATCTGATCAATTTAGAATATTAAATGCCGAAACCTTTGTTAAAAGTTTTATTGGTGTTGGACAAACTTTTAATCGTTATTATACTTTTATTGGACAACCAAATTCTACAAATCCTTTAGCCGGAGGATCCTCTACTTGGAACACTGGACCATCTCCATTGGACGGATTTAAGGAAGAAAATGATATCAAAGATACGATAATTGCAATGAAACAAGTTACTACGGATGATGTTCGTAGAATGATTCGAAAAGTTACTTGGACTGCTGGAACAACTTATGAAATGTATAGAAATGATTATAATATTTATAACAAAACACCAGTAACACAACAGTCAAGTTTATATCAAGCAAATTACTATGTAGTTAATGAAGATTTAAGAGTTTATATTTGCATTCAAAATGGATCAGATCCAGAAAATCCAAACGGAAGACCTTCATATGATGAACCATCTTTTATCGATTTAGAACAAAGAGCAGCAGGAACAAGTGGAGATGGATATATTTGGAAATATCTTTATACAATTAAACCATCAGAAATTGTAAAATTTGATTCAATTGAATTTATACCTGTTCCAGAAAATTGGGGAATAGTTGGAGAGAGCATATCAATTAAAGAAAATGCTATAGATGGAAAAATACATTCAGTTGTCATTAAACAAAGAGGAAATAATTACGAACCAGCATCTTCAACATTTACAAATATACCAATTTTAGGAGATGGTTCTGATGGTAAAGTGACTGTAACTACTGATTCTTTTGGAAAAGTTATGGATGTTTATATTACTGATGGAGGACAAGGATATACAAATGCGACTATCCAATTCTCTCCAGGTGCTCCAGGTCTTACAGCATCTTTATCAAATACAGGAATAGGTACTACATCACTTGCTACATTTGATGTAATCATACCACCAAAAGGTGGGCATGGATATGATATTTACAGAGAACTAGGAGCATATCGTGTTCTTGTATATTCTAGATATGAAACTTTAGAATCAAATCCTGATATTATTTCTGGTAATGATTTTGCAAGAGTTGGTATTATCAAAAATCCTACAATATCAGGAAGTAATATCGAAATTTTAAATACTTCTTTGGTGAGTGGTCTTAGTGCTCTTAAGTTTACCGGAAGTGCAACCACAGCAACAACTTATGCTGTAGATTCTACAATTACTCAAACCATTAGCACTGGAACTACTGCTATTGGTTTTGTAGCATCTTGGGATAACATTACAGGTGTTCTTAAATATTATCAACCAGTTGGATTAGGGACAACTGGTGTTGGATATAAAATAAATAAATTTACTTCATCTCCTGGGTCTGGTGGTAGTTTATTGATTACTGGATCATCTATGAATGGAACTACTCCATTATCAATTGATTCTAGTTTTACTGGTATATCAACAGTCATAAACAATCGAACATATCAACTTGGAATTACTTTTAATTCCGGTATTGCATCAGCAGAATATAATAAAAGGTCCGGAGAGATCATATACATAGATAATAGATCAGCAATTCCCAGATCTTCTAGTCAAAAAGAAGACATAAAAATCGTATTGGAATTTTAAAAGAAAATGCCACAAAACACCAATTTAAATGTATCACCATATTTTGATGATTTTTCCGATTCAAATAATTATCAAAGAGTTTTATTTAAACCCGGATTTCCAATACAAGCTAGAGAATTAACAACATTACAATCAATACTACAAAACCAAATTGAAAAATTTGGTAAGCACCTGTTCAAAGAAGGTGCAATGGTCATTCCTGGACAAATAGCATACGATTCCGAGTATACTTGCGTTCAAATAGATGAATCACATTTGGGTCTTCCAGTTTCTCTTTATATTGAAAGTTTGATTGGAAAATTAATTCAAGGTGAAATTAGTGGCGTTAAAGCAAAGGTAGAAACTTATATTAATAGTTCGGATTCTGAAAATAATAACTATACCCTTTATATTAAATATCAAAGTTCCGGTGAAACTGATTTTACCACAAATACATTTGTAGATGGAGAAAATTTAGTTACTTTAGAAGATATTACTTATTCACTATCAACAATAAGAACTGGAACAACATTTGCGACAACAATACTTTCAAATTCTACTGCTATTGGTTCTGCTGCTAAAATTGAAGAAGGTATTTATTTTATTCGTGGTTTTTTTGTAAATATAAACAAAGAAACAATAATACTTGACCAATATACGAATGTACCAAGTTACAGAGTAGGACTTTTGATTAATGAAGAAATAGTTGTAGCATCTGATGAATATCTTGATTTATTTGACAATGCCCAAGGTTTTTCAAATTATGCAGCTCCAGGAGCAGATAGATTAAAAATATCTACATCATTAATTAAAAAAAATATTGAAGATTTTAATGATGAAAATTTTATTGAAATTTTAAGAGTAGAAAATGGTTTATTGCAAAAATTTGTAAAAAATACAAATTACAATTTAATTCGTGATGAGTTGGCAAGAAGAACATACGACGAAAGTGGTAACTATTATATTAAATCGTTTGATATAGCACCAAAAGAATGTTTAAATAATAGAACCGGAAATAATGGAATATATTTTGAAAATCAAAAAACAAAACAAGGAAATCAAGTATCCAAAGATTTACTTTGCCTTTCAGTAAGCCCAGGAAAAGCTTACATAAGAGGTTATGAAGTAGAAACCATCAATAATACAATAATTGATTTAGAAAAACCAAGAACCACAGACACCGATTACAATCAAGCAATCCCGTTTAATCTTGGCAGACAAATAATTTTAAATAACGTGACCGGTTCTGTTCCAGTTGGTTTTGGTACAACATCATATGTAAATTTGTACAATGGAAGAACTGCAACTGCTGGTATATCTTCAGGAGAACAAATTGGAATTTCTAGAGTTTATGATCTTAAATTAAAAAATGCTCCATATGCCAATGCAATCACTCAATTTGAAATATCATTGTATGATATACAAACATATACAATTTTAACATTAAATGCAACATTATCTCAAACACTGCCAGCATTTATTAAAGGCAAAAATAGCGGAGCAACTGGTTATCTTGTGAATAGTATGAGTTCATCAAATATTATGAAATTGTATCAAGTTTCTGGTTCTTTTATTAAAGAAGAAACAATAGAAATAAACGAAACTACAGAAAGAACAATTATCAATATTAGAGACTATAATTTTTCCGATGTTCACCAATTAGTTGGAAATGGAGTAAGTTTTACTGGAGATCCATTACTTTCCAATCAAATATTAATTGCACCAACTGGTACACAATTTACTATTTCGGCAAATTCTGGTGGAATTAGTACAGTTACAACTTCAAATCAGAATTTTTATATTGGAATAAACACAGGTGATATCATTTCTTACAGCAAACAGGGAGAAAGTTTACCCGTTTATAATCAAGTAAATCAAATCAGCACCTCTTCCAAAAGTTTGCAAATTGTAGCATTGCCATCTATTTCTGGAATTTGTTCTGGATCTCTTCCAAGTTCTGCAATTACGACTAATGATCTCAAAAAAGTTACACTTGAAGTTTTAAATACTACAAACGTGTCTCTGTATTCTAAATTAAATAAATCAAATATTGCCAACTTAAATTTAACTGGATCCGATATCACAATAAGAAGAAGTATATTAATTACAATTACTAATAATGGATATACCAATTTATCTTCATTATTGACTTCTGCAGATTTAACATTTGTTCCATTTGATGAAGAAGATTATAATTTAACATTTTCTGATGGAACAATAGAAGCACTTTCAAATCAAAAAGTTGATATTCAAAATAATAGATTATTTAATATAAGTAAAAATGGGTTAGCAACATTTACTTATACTTTAAATAAAATAAATGCTAAAACTAAAAAGAAAATTTTTAATAGATGCTCATCACTGATTGTTAGTAAGTCATCATCTCAAGGTTCTGGTATCGGTGGAACTACACTTAATGACGGATTGACTTATAGTTCAATATATGGTATTAGAGTTCAAGATAAAGAAATTTCTTTAAATATTCCAGATGTTTCAAATGTTATTGCAATTGTTGAATCATCAACAACAGGAGACCCAACTTTACCATATTTACAACTTATAAATTTAACATCAAATGTTTTAAATTCAGTAAAAGGTGAATTAATTGTAGGAAAATCTAGTGGAGCAGTAGCAATATTAGTATCATCTGTAGGAACAAATCAAATTGATATAGTTTATTTGAATGAAAATTTATTTTCAATAAATGAAACCATTATTTTTCAAGAATCACAAATTCAAGCATCTGTCTCTTTTCAATTTCCCGGTGATAAAAATATAAAAAATAATTATACATTTGATGATGGGCAAAGATCAGAATATTTAGATTATTCAAGAATTATAAGAAAATCAGATAGTGTTGCCCCAACTAAAAAAATTAAAATAATTTACAATCATTATACTATAAGTTCTTCAGACACTGGTGATTTTGTTGGTGTAAATTCATATGATAAAGATCGGTATGATCAAGATATATCATTTGTTGATGGAATTAGATTAACAGATGTTATAGATTGTAGACCAAAGGTATCTAGTTATTCCGGATCTCTATCACCATTTGATTTTCAATCAAGAATATTTGAACCACTAAATGGATCATCTACTGATATTTTTGCAAAAAATAAAAATATAAATCTATCTTATGATTATTACCTATCTAGAATAGATAGAATTTTCTTAGATAAAGATGGGGCATTTATTATCAATAAAGGTGTTCCTTCACTCGCACCAAAAGTTCCAAATGGACTGGATTCTTCATTAGAAATAGGAACAGTATATTTACCTGCATATTTATTTAATGCATCTAGCGCAAAAATAAGTTTAGCAGCTCATAAAAGATATAGAATGCAAGACATATCAAGTCTTGATAAAAGACTTTCGAATGTGGAATATTATACTTCTTTGTCTTTACTTGAAACCGATACTCAAAATTTAACAATTAGAGATAAAACTACACAATTAGATAGGTTTAAGTGTGGTTTTTTTGTAGATAATTTTAAATCATATAATGGTGGAGATATTTCAAATCGTTTATATAGAAGTAGTATTGATGCGAATTCTGGAGAATTAAAACCACAACCATATACTACAAGTATTGATCTTTTATTGGGGTCAGAATCAATAATTGGTATTGGAAATGTTTCTGATCCAAATGCAGATTTAAGATTTGTAAATGATCTTGGTTCTCCGAATATCACAAGAGTTGGTGATGTTGTATGTTTGAAGTATACTGATGTTGAATATGTTAAAAATAAATACGCAACTAGATTTGTAAATGTAAATCCATTTAATGTTGTAAATTGGATAGGTACTATTGAATTAAATCCTTCGTCAGATACTTGGATTGAAACTAGAAAAACAGAAAAAACTGCAGATATTGAAGGTTCTTATAATTCTGCAATACAACAACTAAGTGTTGACACAAATACTGGATTATCCCCAATCGATTGGGGATCTTGGGAGACTACTTGGACGGGAATACAACAATCCCAAGGTCCAACAGTTTTTTCGTCACAAACTGGAACGTCTTTACTTTCTGAATCCTCATTTCAAAGTGGTGGATTTACAGATGATGGACAAAACTTTGGAATCCCAATCACCACAGCACAAACATTTCAAGATAGTTTTATTAATTTTTCAAATCAAACATCAATTACAACAAGAAATCAAACAAGAAATGGAATTCAATTTGGAGTTTCCGAAAGATTTAACACAACAAATCTTGGAGATAAAGTAGTTTCTAGAGAAATTTTAACATATATGAGATCTAGAAATATTGAAATGATAGCAAGAAGACTCAAACCAAATAGTCAATTTTATGCATTTTTTGATAATATTGACATTACAAATTATGTAATACCAAAACTATTAGAAGTTTCTATGTCTAGTGGTAATTTTATTAATGGAGAAACTATTGCTGGTGTATTAGGATCAAAAACCATTAAATTTAGATTATCAACACAAAATCATAAGTATGGACCTTATAATAATCCATCAGAAGTGTATGTATCAAACCCATACGATACAAATAGTATAATTTCTTCTTCGTATTCTTCAACTACCAATTTGCTAAATGTTGATACGGCAAGTTTAGAACTACAATCGGATTCGAGTTTTTATGGATGCATTGCAGTAGGAATGAAATTGATTGGACAATCGAGTGGCGCAATAGCAAATGTTATCAATTTAAGATTAATTAGTGATAATTCCGGGACGTTTATAGGATCATTTTTTATACCAGATCCAACTTCTCCATCGGCACCAGTATTTACGACAGGAACAAAAACTCTTACATTAACTACAAGTTCTATAAATTCAACAGTTTCTGGTTCCGCGCAAAGTTCAGGCGAAACTAGTTTTTCCTCTAGTGGAACATTGGATAATGTAGAAGCAACAACATTACGTATCAGAAATGCTGATATATCAAGAAATACTAGAACCGACGATAGAATAACTACAGAAACTGATGCAAGATTAGTATCTAATACTACATTTTCAAATCGCATAGTAACACAAACAAGATGGGTAGATCCACTTGCACAATCATTTGAAGTTGCGGATTCAAATGGTGTATTTATAACTAAATGTGATATTTATTTTCAATCCAAATCAACAAATAATCTTCCAGTTACTTTACAAGTTAGAACTATGAATACTGGACTTCCTACTCAAACAATTTTGCCTTTTGGTGAAGTTATTTTAAATCCAGATCAAGTATCTATATCTGAAGATGCTTCAATTCCAACCACATTTACATTTCCATCTCCCGTTTATCTTGAAACATCAAATTCATATTCTGTAGTTCTTTTATCTGCATCCGACGAATACAATGTTTGGATTTCTAGAATGACAGAAACGGACATTTCTACACTTTCAAGACCAGAAGCAGAAAAAATAATAGTTTCACAACAACCACTTTTGGGATCATTGTTTAAATCACAAAATGGTTCTACTTGGGATCCAAGTCAACTTGAAGATTTAAAATTAACAATTTATCGTGCAAATTTTGTAACTGATGCTGGATCTGTAAGATTTTATAATCCAAATTTAGATATCGGAAATGATCAAGTTGTATCGCTAAGATCAAATCCAATTCAAATGTATTCTAAATCAAGTTTTATTGGTATTGGGACTAGTATTTCATCGTCTGATCAGCAAAATCTTTCTTCTGGTGTTAAAATTACACAAAAAAATAATTCTAATTTTTCTTCAAAATTAGTAAAAGTTCTTGGTGGTATCAGTACAGGAACAACTGGAACACTGGTAATAACAAATCCAGGAACGGGATATACGACTACAGTATTCTCAAATGTAGACTTGATTAGTATTAGTGGTTTTGGTAGAGGAGCTAAAGTAAATTTGACTGTAAATAATGGAGTAGCAATAGCAGCAACAGTTTCTATTGGAGGAACTGGGTATGCTGTTGGCGATATTTTAAGTGTTGCATCAACAAATACAGGAAATCTTGGAAAAAATCTCATTTTAAGTATTCCAAATACTGCTGGTATTATTACATCGGTAAATAGTTTAATTATTGACAATATTCAAGGAAAAATAGATGACACAGATTCGACAAAATATCTTCAATATGAAGGATCTTCCGGAATTGCAACTATATCTAATTCCAGCATAACGTCTATTGTCGAAATTACGGACGGACTACGATTTAAAGTAAATCATAATAATCATGGAATGTATTCTTCTCAAAATAAAGTAATTTTAAGTGGAATTGAACCAGATTTATCACCATTAAAATTAGCAACATCTTATAGTAATACTTCAACTGCTGACATTTCATTCACCTCTTCTGTTGGAATACTTACAACGTTTGAAAATATTCCCGTAAGTGCAGGAAATACGGGTTATATACTAATTAAAAATGAAATTGTTGGATATACAACGGCAAATACGGCAACAAATACTATATCTGGAATTATCAGAGGAACTATTCCAGAATCATATGATGCTAATCAAATAGTATTTAAATATGAATTAAATGGCGTTTCTTTAAAAAGAATAAATAAAACTCATACAATTTCTGGATCTTACAATATTGATTTGGATGAATATAGTATAGCATTAGACCAATCTACTGGAGGTTTAGATAGATCTACCGGTAATGTAAATGGTTTTTCTGAATTATTTTTTAATGAAACAAAATCAGGAGGAACATATGAAGCATTTTCTCCTGTTGTTGGATCTACAAAAGGGCCAAAAGCATCTCAAAATATTCAATTTAATATTATAAGGCCAAATATTCAAACACTATTACCACAAACTACAGAAATTAGTTCCAAAATAAGAACATTTTCAGGAACAAGTGCGGATGGTACAGAAATATCATTCGTAGATCAAGGTTATCAAGATATTTCTTTAAATTCTAATAATATTTTAACATCACCAAGAATTATTGCCTCAAAAATAAATGAAACAGAAAAACTATCAAATTATCCAGGGGCAAAATCATTTACTTTAGAAATGTTGCTTTCGACTGGTGATCCAAAAGTATCACCAATAATTGACTTAGATCGAACTAATATTATTACAGTAATGACAAGATTAAATAAACCAGTAGATAATTATGTGACGGATTCTAGAGTAAATAGTTTAACTGATGACCCACATGCAGCGATTTATATTTCAAAAATTATTAAATTAAAACAATCTTCTGATAGTTTAAAAGTATTATTTGATGCTTATCGAGATGTATCTAGTGATATTAGAGTAATGTATAGAATTCTGAGAGATGATACATCATCACAACAACAAGCATTTGAATTATTTCCAGGATACACAAATTTGGACAATAATGGAAATATAATAAATGAAAAAGACAATAATAGTTTACCGGATAATTTAGTTATTCCTTCTATAAACTTTAATGATTTTGGGAGTTATGAGTTTACAGCAGACACTCTTCCTTTATTTAATGGAGTTCAAATTAAAATTTTAATGTCTGGAACAAATCAAGCTTTGTATCCAAAAATTAAAGATTTAAGAGTAATTGCAACAAAATCATGATACCAGTAAAAGATCATAATTTTTTGTTTAGGGACGAAAAAACTAATGCAATTATTAATTGCTCAAGTCTTGACTATCAAAAATATCTAAAAGCAAAAGAAGATAAAATGAAAGAAATCGAAAAATCAAAAAAAATAGAAGAAGATGTAATAAAGATTAAAAATGATATTGATGAAATAAAAAATATACTAATAAAATTAATATCATCCAAATGATAAATATATTAGAAAGTAGTATATTTTCATTCAATGGCAGCATATGTTAGTAACATAGTAATTGATGTTGGATCTGATTTTATTCAGACATTTTATCTTGAGACTACTTCGAATACACCATTAAATTTGACTGGATATACTGCTACTTCAAAAATGAAGAAGCATCCCTCATCTAGTTCTACTGCTGCCTCATTTACTGTTTCTTTTCCTGGTCCAACTAATGGATCATTGACGTTATCTTTGGGATCAACAATAACTTCTGGATTAAAACCAGGAAGATATTGTTATGATATATTAGTGAATGATGGAACCAGAAAAACTAGAGTCGTTGAAGGTAGTGCACTTGTTACTGCTGGAATTACCACAGGATAACAAAAATGGCAGACATAAAAGTCAGAGTTGGTTCTCAAAATGCTATTAAAGTTATATCGTCTCTTTCTGGTGCTAGTGGAACTTTAGAAGGATTGGATGATGTCAATATTGTATCACCAACTGGTGGTGAAGTTCTTGTTTATAATGCTGAAACTCATAAATGGGACTCCACATTAATATTAACACCAGGCGCAACACAGAATTTAGACATCAACGGAGGTAACTTTTAATGGCAAGTATAATTAGAGTTAAAAGGTCCACAGGAACTATTGCTCCGGCAACTCTTAATTATGGGGAACTTGGTCTTACAATTGGGGTTGGAACGCACGGTAATGGTGGTGGTAGATTATTTGTCGGAGACAACTCCTCAAACCCACTTGTAGTTGGTGGTAGATACTATACAGACCTTTTAAGTATTGGTCCTGGATTAGTTGCGGGACAATCAAATCCAACAACTGCGGCAAATGGATTTGTTGCTATTCTAGACAGTAATCGTAAAGTTAATCAGTGGAACGTAGATAATATTACGATTGATTTAAATACAATTTCGTCCACAAACGTAGACGGGGATATAAATTTAGATCCAAATGGAACTGGTGAAATTGTAATCCCAGACGATACATATTTAACATTTGGAACTAGTAAAGATGTAAAATTAAGATATGATGAATTAACCGACGATAGATTTGAAATTGAAGGTGCTGATTGGAATTTTGCAAATAATGTTGCAATTAGCATTAGTGATACTACTGCTTCAACAACTCCTACAACTGGAGCACTTACAGTTACTGGTGGTGTTGGTTTTGCTACTCATTTAAATGTTGGCGGAAATGTAGATATTGATTTAGATTTAAATGTTGATGGTGGTGATATAACCACAAATCTAACAGCATTTAATCTACTAAATGCAACTGCAACTAATATTAATGCCTTTGGTGCTGCTACGGCACTTGTAGTGGGTGCTACATCTGGTACTGCAACTATCAACAATCCAACGGTTGTTGGTACTCAAGCAACTCAAAATCTTTATAACACCACCGCTACTACAGTTAATGCTTTTGGTGCTGGTACTGCAGTTAATCTTGGTGCTAATAGTGGAACACTAACTGTAGGAAACCCAACGGTTGTTGGTACTCAAACAACTCAAGATCTTTATAATACAGTAGCAACCAATCTAAACTTTGCTGGTGCTGCAACGGCATTAGTGATAGGTGCTACATCTGGTGTTACAACCATTCGTAATGCAACAGTAGACCTTGATGGAGATTTAAATGTTGATGGTGGTGATATAACCACAAACTTAACATCATTTAATCTACTAAATGCAACTGCAACTAATATTAATGCTTTCGGTGCTGCTACGGCGCTGGTGATAGGTGCTACATCTGGTATTGCAACTA